AAGAGAAGATATATTTTTATCTCCGCCCCCCGCGATATCTTGATGGGGGGGGGTGTTAACCGATTTTGGGTTAACTTTGTACATATTTTGCAGAAATGTCGCATAACGTTTATTATGCGCAAACGGTATCGTGCAAATACAATGACTTAGCTGCCTGTGGATAACTTTTTGCCCTTCTTGCGCTTGTTTGCCTGCTTTTTAGGCAGATCAGAGTTAACTGAAATATGGTTGATTTCGCGCGCGCGTAATGCTTCCGCTTGTGTGTCTTCTCTCTGCTCTACCACTTCAACGTGCTTCAACTGAGCCGCACTATTTACCTGCTGCAATAGCTCCAGATAAGACCCACCAGCCTCATGCTTCACATCAACCTGCTGCCTATCGCCGTAGACCTTAGGCACAAGCTTAGACGACCGCCACTTGATATTATCGCAGATAGTTCTGTGTGCGCTTTCAGTGATCTGGCCTGACAGCAGTAAGCGATCCATCTCATCCAGCTTGTCAGCGTAGATCATGCCACGACTTTGCATTGCCACACGATAGTTCTCGGCGAACTCTGTGTCCGAACAAACCCGACGCCAGACGCTAGACCAACCCGGCATATCTTTGTCCTTGCAAACATCGCGCCCTGATCTGCCCTCAGTGACACGCTCCAAGAACTCTATCATCACGCTGTCTGGCGTTTTAGCTGACATCGTCTTTATCCTCATCGTCGAAATCCACAGTCAAAACATAGCTGGTCTTTTCGTCAATCAACAGCAACGCCTCACCGCAATTGCCGCACACTATCGACTGCATCTTTTCAAAAACCTTGCCACGCGTATCTTGAAGGCAATAGTCGCACGTCACTGGCTCATCAAAGAACCAGACCCAATGACGCTTGAACTCTAGAACCTTACCCATCGTGATCCACCAGCTCACCCGCACAAGCCAGATAACCCGCACCATCAACATAATTGTCCTGATGATATGGATTGCCCTTCAGCCGCGCTATTTTCAACAGCGTCATCATTATTCCAACGTCAATCGGCGTAACATCGTGACCCAAATGGTTTGACCAATACTTCGCAATCGTTGTGAAGTTGTCTTCCATATTGCCGTGATCGGCGGCGCGATCCTTGGTCACATATTCTTTCGCTGTGTCTAGAACTTCAGCCCTTTTCATCTTCGCTATCCATTTCGTTTATCGTTAGGTTACAGACCAAGCACTCACGCCTGACCATCTTTTGTTCATTCACCAGCTTTGTCATCAGGCTTCGACACTTCGGGCATCTATCCTGATCGAGCATCCGCTGCCAACTACCATCCCCCGGCGTTATCATTATCCTTCCCCTCTCTAAACGGAACCTCAACGCTTGCTATAGGCTCATAGCCCCGCATCAACTCCCTCGGCCAGATATCCACCTTCACGCTGTTACCGACCCGCTGCACGTTCACCGTGAGGTTTCTCACGTCAATCCAAGTGGACGTGCCGAGGAGCATATACTCGCGATCCTTCAGTACATCGTCGCGCTCATTGTCGATATCTTCCACTGTGCGAACCCCACTCAAAACGGAATCTCGTCGTCTAGGTCATATTTAACCGGCTTAACGCTCTGAACCTCAGCTCCGGCAAAAGCGTTCTTTATAGCATCAACCACAGGAGCCTCTTTGTTCAACCCCTCAATGATCCGCCCTACCTCATCAACAGAATACACGACCATCTCACGATTGTCGCGCTTTACCTTACCCGCCTCATATCCTGTCGCCGTTATTGCTATTACCCTACCGTCAGGCATCCTGCCCTCAATGTAGTCACCGGTCAAAGGTTTCGCGCCAGCAGCTATGGCGGCAGCTTCTAACGCCGCCACACCACGCAGCGTCACCTCAACCTCATGCTCTATCGACGGATCGCATTTGTCTATTGCCACATTGAGCCTATCCATCTGCTGTTCAAACCTGTCACGCAGATCGCTGCTGCCACACACCCACACCAGCCGGTCTACACCCCAACGCCCCTCAACCTCAGACACGACATCATCATACCGATGCAACGCATCCTGCATCCGACGCATTGCTGGCTGAGTAGGTTGATAATAAACCTTGTTAGGTTTTGGCCTCTGCCTCGTTGTCTTTTTAGTCGCCATTACACCCTCCATTTTTACCTTCCGTTTCCGCTTTCCGAATATCCGTCCGGTTCCTAAAGGAAACCGGATCGGACGGACATTCCGAAGTGATCCGACGGATGTTCCGATCGGAATCGGATATCCTATGTTAACTCTTTGTTTTCGTTAATTAGCCACACTGTCCACTTGTCTGCACCCACCAAACCCTTCTTAATTAGTGCCGTCCGGTCATCTCCGCGCCTTTTTGGGTCTTTATCGGGCAATTTTCCGCCGTGTGCATCCGCCCATTCACGCGACGGAACACGGTCTCTGCCGGTGTCTATGATGACATTTCTGAGCGCCTCAAGGGCTATTTTCTGATCCGCATTGAGTGGCTTCGACCGCTTTATCCGCGCCGCCTCATCGCCATCCAGCCTTGTCAGCACCACTGACGACCCTGATATAGACGCAATCGGCGTCATCTCCAGCGTCAAATCAGCCATAGGCTCGGCATCTTTTTGTTTCTCAACGCGCATCGTTATGTAGCTCTCGTCCTTCGACACCACCACGGACGTGTCTACAGCCCCAAGGATGGCCGAAGAACCCCTCGCCCCGCGCTCCGCCGCCTTACCGCTATGATGCACAAACACGACCGCACACTGCACATGATTACGGATAGCGTCAGCCGCAGATATTACTAGGCCGCTTTCTGTTGACGAATTTTCGTCAGCGCCCAACATCGCCCTAGCCAATGTGTCGATATATACCGCCGTCCACTTCCTATCCAGCCGGTCGATTGACCGGATCAGCTTCTCAACCTCAGCCTGATCGCGCATGTTTACGGCCAGCGGCAGCATATGAAAGTGACCGCTTGTGCCTAGTCCGTGCGTTGACTTCCACGCCTTGACGCGCTTACCAAGCCCGCCAACGCCCTCACCGGCTATATACAGCACGTCGCCCTGCTTGGTCTCAATGCCCTGCCACTCAATGCCGTGAGCCTGACAGAGCGCCATATCTAGGCTGATAAAGCTCTTACCACTACCCGGCGGGCCGTAGATCATGCTCAAGCCGTGCGCCGTAATTAGCCCATCGTCGCCCTCACCGACCGCCCACTCAATTGGCGGCATGTTCATTAGGTAATCCTCGTCAACGAAGTCGAAGTAATCGCCCTCATTATTATCGTTGACCACCTCAACCGCCTCAGCCTCTACCGCCGGAGCCTCAGCCACCGTAGGCGCAGCCTTTACCGCTGCCATCAGGTCGTCTATCCCCTTGCCGCTGTCGAGCCAATCCACGACATCGCCCTTGGCCGGTAGGCCGTCCAGCTCCACCCGCTTTATCCTGCTAGCAACGCCAAACAGATTGCCGATCACGATATCCGCATGCTCACGCCCTGCGTCGTCGTTGTCAGCAAGCACCACGACATTGCGGCCAACGAAATACTGGTTAAGCACCGGCTGCCACTTCTTGGCACCGCCGTGCGACGTAGTGGCGACCAGCTTTAGCTTTGATAGCCGCTGCGCCGCCTTCTCGCCTTCCACGATAAACACAGGCGCGTCTGGGTTGGTTATCATGTGATGCAGATTATACGGTAGCGCCTCGACGCCATCCATATTAAAGAGCCACCCGCCCTTACCGTCAGGGCGACACTGGCGAAAGGTCTTAGGCTCAAACCGCCTGACCTGATAACGCACCTCGCCCTGATCGTCGATATAGTCATACACCGCTGACATAAACCGCGCTGGCTGCAAAGACTGCTGTGCCTGACGCTGGATGCCGAATTTTCTCTCTAATATCTCGGGGATATTGCTGGCGATTGTGGCGCCCTCGTTCATGCGAACCAAGTCCACGCAGCCACCGCCCTCGTTGGTTTCAAAGTCAAACCAAGTGCCTTTGCCCAGATGCACCTCGCGCGATCCACGATTGCCAAACCGTAGCGTCCGGCCTTTCTGCGACAGCTTCATATTAGGTTCGCCCCAATAGTGCCGCGCTATTTGCTCAATGTGAGCCGATATATTTGTCATGCCACCTCTCCACTTTTCCAATATTCATAAAGGCTATCCATTCTTATATCCCGCTTCAAATATGGATAAGACTTTACCTTTTGGCATTTTTTAAGATTTTTGACCAAACGCTTATCACCAAAGGTCAAAAAATACTTCAGCTTGCGGCTACCCTTTTGAAATCCGTAACCCTCATCAATAAAATCCTGCCTCTGTTGCTGGCTGGATATGCCACGTTTTTTTGCATATTTATGGATGATCTTCGGATCAACACGCTTGCCATCAGGTCTCACCAAGTAATTTACCGGAGACGTGAATCCATAAAAGTGCCAATTGGTTGCTTGATAAAGCGTACCTATTTCACCCGCCTCTGGGTCTGAATAAGCTATGGCGAACAGATATCCGCGTTTAGCAAGTTCCTGTTTAGCCCGCCCGACCATCCAGCTCCCTGAGTGTCGGTGAGCGTGGCTCGCGCAAGCACCGCGCACCAAGACTATGCCATAGTGCTTGTTTTCCTCACCAAACAACTCAGACAAGGCACCAGTGCCAGCGGTCAAGCCAAAGCACATAACACCAAGCAAATCCTCGCCGCAAAACATGCCAAGCGAAAACTTAGTCGTACCCATTGTGCCGAGCCACTCATATTTGAGGATAAACTCTTGAGCCGTCTTAAATGGAATTTCTCGCATAACTGCTCCGTCTAATGCGGCACGCGGCCTGCCATCATCCAAGCTGTCGCGCAATTGGCGCTGGAAACAAACCTCATCGAATTTTTTGCCGCGATAGCCAACTTCGCGGTCTGCCATTTTATATCCGGTGCGCTTCACCCACCGATTGAACAGATCAAATTGCATAACTAAAACCCTTTCCTCACCCTTTATCCCTTTAGAAAAGCGGCCACGGCGGCGAGGGAAAGGGAGGA